CTGTTGAGCGTTGATGCGATCGAGTTCAGCACCCATCCGCATGTTGATACCCTGCTCTTCCAGATTACGCTGCTGGGCAATAATGCCGGTCTTTCGATTGGCAACCTCCTCTTCCTGCTCGGCAATCGAGTCCATGAATACATCGAGCGCAGTCCCTGTATTTGCCCACCCGTTTTTCCGGTTGGAACTCGACACCATCGCGTTGAACCTGTCGGCATCATCCAGAAATTCCTGAATCTCCATGCCGCCGACAATGTTTGCCCAGTCTGCTTCGTATTCAAGCGCCTTCGCATTGCGATCCTTGACCTTGGCGTTATACCTGGCAGCTGCTGCCTGACCCTTGGCCTGGGCTCGCGCCCCCTGCACCGACATGAATGTTCCGAGCAGTGATGCTCCGGCTGCGACATAAGTCATTCGGGAATCCTCGCATACATAAAATGGTCAACCCCATCGGGACCGTAATTTTTCAAAAGACCCTCACGCCTGAATCCCATGAACTCGATGAACCGCACGGCCACCTCGTAGTCAGTGCGGACAGTCGCCTGCAGACGCCGGAGGTTGTCCTCCTCCGTAATCGATCCAATATAGTCCCGTAGAGTCTTGATGATTTTCAGTTTATATTTTGGTATCTGGTCGCTCGGGATCAGCCAGGCTTCCCCCATGCGCTCCCAGATCGGAATAATGCCGCCAGACACAACCAGATGGCCGTTGTCGATAAGGGTGAAGGCACGATCCTTTTTTTCCATTCGATCCAGCCAGTGCCGCAACGTGTACTTGCTGTCGGCAGTCGCCAGGGTTGTGCTTTTGGTAAACAGTTCCTCCGCATGATCAGCCTGGAAGTCTATGAGCCTAATCAAAGGTCTGAGCCCGTGCGATCACTGCGATGAGCGTCATGGGCAGTGCCAGATCCTGGCGAACCACAACGAAGCCGTCCTGGTCGAATCCGGTTGGCAGCTCAATCTGCTTGTCGCCGGTGAACAGCGGGATCGCAGCGTCCATCGCATCTGCGCCTGACCGAAAACTGATCCGATCAAGCGTTGTCAGGTCACCGCCGACCAGCGCGTTAACCGTGCGGAACAGCCGCACAGTGACCTCGTCGATTCTCTTCACCTTGCCCTGGGCTGTGCCGTCTGTGGCACCGGCTTCCAGACGCATGGTCTGCAGGGTCGATGAGAACGGCAGGCCGACATGGGCCTTTGTTGTCGAGCGCGTCAGACTGACAGCACCGGACGCCACCGTCTGGTTGGTGTGCGTTGCCCCATTGGTGATGATATGCATGCTCTCTGTTTCAAGGTGGTCGAGCCCCGACAGTGTCGTTACCGCCGTGCCGTCATAACTCAGCCCGCTGTCTACGAAAAACGCATCCTCGATATCGGTGCCGAAATCAAACGACTTCATATATTCGATGTACCGCTTGGTCGCGCCGTTGATCGTGCGCTGCACCACAATCCAGACCTCGTCTTCATCGGTGCTTGGTATCGTCGCAACGGACTCGACCAGTGCGTTGGACTGGCTGGTTACCGCGAGGCGGACATCATCGGTGCTTTCAATGCTCAGAAAGCCGGTGCCGGCCCGCGTAGTCTCAATAATGGTAACCACGTTGGCAGCCGGGTTGGCTACCGTAAAATCTGCGTGAGCGTTGGCAGCGGTAAAAATATTGTCAGCCGTCGTGTCATTACTTTCGTTGGGGCGAAACCCCAGGGTCTCTGCAGGTGCATCACCGCTCACAGCTTCTGACGTGAATGTCACGCTGGTGCCATCGCTTTTAGTCAGCTTCAGTTCAGTCCCGACTGCGATATTTGCAAAGTCGGTAACCGTCACTGTCGCCGTGCCTGATACGCCGCCGATCACATGGCGGTGCCAGGCCACAACCTGCTCCTCACGCCGGTATGTCATGCCGATCAGAACGCCGTCGTCACGCACAGCCCAGACGATATTGTCGGGCTCCTGCTGGTACGCCATTTCCGACAGCCCGCCTTCGGTAATATGCTCCGAGAGGATTGTCAGGTCTGGTGCAACGTAACTGTCTGAATCGTAGTTGTAGGTCAGCTCGCGGATCTTCCTGTAGGCCCGCTGCAGAAACAGCACCGCGTTACCGACCTGGACCGGCTGGACGTTGGCCGAGCCATAGGCGCTTTGCTGCTTGATCTGCGAATTGGTTGGCGTCAGGGGTTCGTCATTACCCGAGGCCCTGACCGCAAATTCACCGCCGCTTGTTCCTACCAGAAGCGATCTGGAACTGCTCAGATACCGGATGACGTTCACCTGGTTCGACCCGATGGTGTATGTCAGCGAACTGTCGGCGTTGGTCCCTCCTGTAAAATTTTCAAAGTCCGCACCGACTGAAAAGAAAAGTGTCTGCGGCTGATTGTTGGTTGCCGCCAGCACCAGACGCTGTTCGTAAAACGCAACGGCTGATGGAAAGTTCGTCAGATGGAACGCACCCAGCGCCCAGCTTGTGTCTGCAACCAGCTTGCCGACCAGCGTAATGGTCGCACTCGCTGCCTCTGTGACACAGTCATCGGATGGCGCCAAAAGCAATGTATCCTCGGTTACTGCAACCAGGAGGTAGTCAGTATTATTTGCGCTGGTGCTGGCATTTGTCGCCGTGATCGTCATGCCTTTTTCAAAGCCCTGCTCGACAAACTGCTTGGCCGAGTCGGTGATGCGGTCGTTATGTTCCAGGCCGGTTGAACTGGGATCGCCTTCAACAAACCCAATGGTGTTGGATGCGTAGGTAGGCTCTATCTCCTCGATGAAGTTATCGTTTTCGAGCGCAGTGGCAGTGACCGATGTCGTCGATCCCACCGCCGTTACTTTCGCGTAGCCGTGATGCAGTTTTATAAACCTGCCGATATCGACAGCTGCGGTAAACCCGTTGCCGCTGTTGACGCCGGTAACTGAGCTGGCCGTGATCGTGATCGATGATCCTGACCTGGCATTGGCCGTCATTGTTGTGGTTGTCGTGTTGGCGTCGAGGAACGGCCCTCGGGCGAATACAACATCCGTGATCGTCCAGGCTGTATGCGATGTCCTGCTGATCTTCCTCACCGGATGGGCACTATGAACGATGTACATCACATCAGCCGACTGCGCGAATTTCAGATCAGGAATCTGAGCGGTGGTATATGTGGTTGTGACCTCGACGGCTGCAGCTGGCGATCCGCTCTCCACTTGCCCGCCGTCCTTATAAATTCTGAATCCGTTGTTAAAAAATTCCAGAATGTACGCCTGCTCCACGTTGAACTGAAAATTTATCAGCCTAGATTTGGCCGCACTGCTCTTACAGTCAGCAACATAGCGCGTGCCTGGACGCCTGGATGCACCGCCGTGCGGATGCACCAGGAAGTTCTCCATGACATTACAGCCATTATAATATTTGGCGAGATCCGTCCGCCCTCCCAGTCGGGGAGACAGCTCTCCAGCTGTAAAGTTTGAAAACGCGAAATTTACTTTAGCCATTAGGGCAAACCCTAAAGCCGCGCATTGATCAGTGTGTTACTCTGCAGCGCACCCGAGCTGGTAACGCCCGAGACGGCGCCTGGAGTACCTTCCGTTGCATCCGTAAATCGGGCCTCGGACAGTTTCGATTCATACAGCGCATACAGGTTAGCCGTCAGGCTGGTGGACTGCACCAGGGCAAAACTGACTTCACTTGCAAGACGCGCAGCAATGGCCTCGTTCAGCAGTGCGTCCCACTGATTGGGATCGGAAACGCGGGCGAGATAAACCAGATTGATGGAGGATTCGTCGCAGAGGATCTTCCGGCCCTCGACGCGGAACTCGATGTCCAGGTAATCAAGGCGCATGACGCGCAGGCAATAGGGATCGGAGGGGAGAGTAAACTGGTAAGACCAGTCAAAGGCGGGACTGTCGCTATCAGCGGCGACGGCAGATCTGGTGACCAGGCAGTTCCAGGGATGTGCCCGGAAGACTGCATCGCGTACAGCATCAAAACGCTGGTTTGTTACACGCGCAGACTTGGTGTCTTCATCCCTGGCAATGATGTTTGTCGCACCCAGCATATTGAGCGCGGAATTTATTGTCTCTACTTCACTGGCCATTTTTAGATCCTAAAAATATAAGCAATACCTTTCGCACACCTTCGTGAGGTGTCACGCGATGTTCCTCATCGGAGGAATAGATCAGTGCGCCCAGATAATTGTCTGCAAACTGATCGGGATGACGGAACTGAAACACGCCGCCATAGAATGTATCCGGCGGCGACAGCAAAACACTGGCAGACCAGCGGCACCACGGCATGTGGCCGGAATCGCCGGTATCGAAATGCCAGGGGTGGCCGTCCCGGTTGTCCTCGACGCGGGCATAGGCCTGGGGCACGATGGCCGCACTGGTCATCAGGGCTGCCACTCGCTCAACCAGAGGATGGGTCAGCGGCAGGCGTCCGCACCACAGACTGTCGGCCTCGTCAGCCGTCACAATGTCAGGGTAAAGATACCTGGCTATTTCTTTTTCTTGGCCCAGCTCGGTCGATTGGTTCGTGCCCGAATTTCATCGGAGTCAATTACCTCGGTTCCGCTGGACGTAACTATTTTTTTTGGTCTAGCTTTCTTTGCCATAGTTCACCTGTCAAATTTTTCGATCAGAGAAGTTTGGGGGACCGCAATCGCCAGCCCCCCAATTTCATCAGTCTACAACGTAAGTGATGATGAAGCCGATATCCCCAGCCGCAGCTGTAGCAGCTGCTGCCTGGACCGTGAGGGACAGGTAGTACTGTCCGCCAGGATCGGAGGATTCGCCTGCATCTTCCCAGACGCGCTGGCCTGTGACGTTAACGTCACGCACCTCAAAAGCATACTCGGTGAAGGCTGTAGCAGCCTGGCCAAGCGTGATCGCGGTGGAGTAACAATCCTCATCCTTGACCACAGGGGTGCTGGCCGTGGTGTACAGGCCAACATTGAAGGTCAGTGATGGAGAACCGCCTGAGTCCATGTCGTCAGATGCCAGCTTGATCGACGTGATAGAAGCGCCAACAGGCACAGGTGCAAGGTGAATGATATCGTTGTTGTCGATATCAGTCGTTGCCAATGCAATCGTGCCTTGAGCGACTCTAGCTACGCCAGCCAGCTGGTAGCTGGGACTGAAGACTTGTGGGCTCGCTATAAAATTGGAAACGAGCGTGCTATTTTTTGTAGTCATCTAGCTATCTCCTTTCCTATTCCGAACAGAGTATTTCGCATACCTTGGCTTCCTCCATGCGGGTGGCACCAAAGGTGGCACACACATAGACTTGCGTGGAATACGATTTATCTGCGCGAGGTTCGATTTTGGACATAAGATCACGGCCCATCGCCAGCTTGATCCCGTCTTCAGCCCACGCAATAACCTTGCGATATGAGCTGGAGTCAGTTTCCAGTCTGGTTGAGGTAATGAATCTGAAGCCCAGGAACGTGTCGATTTCACCCTGTACAAGTGCCTTTCATACCAGCTACGGGTTTCCCCGCCGGATGTCTCCGTTTGTGGTCTGGACTATCCCTTCATCCGCTTGGGATGCTCACCGTCTAGTCTCTACACCTTCCCTTTCGGGCTTGGCTCGGGATTACCATCTTACAGACTTCCCCGAATTTGATGAGGTTTCGTCTAACTGTCGCCAGCTAGATAGGCAAAGTATTTACCGAGTTGTAATCTGCACTTGTCACCGTGGTGTTATTGAGCAGGTCTTCGATCTGCTCAGGTCCGACCGCGATGTATTTGGGTATCGATGGATCGACGCTGCCGTTGTCGAAAGCCTTTCGGGCTTCAACAAGCTTGGCAATTGTCAACCCAGCCGCCGGAGAACCGACGCCCACGCTGTTGGAGTTGCTCGTAGAAGTCGAGCCCGATTTCCCGGTATACGCCGTTCCCAGCGCCGCCGCAATAATCGAATCATCAACCGCACGCCCAATAGCATAGGCGGCAGCATTTGCATAACTGCTCGTCGGATCTACCAACATGGCAACCTTATCTGGATCGTCGATAAGATCAGCGTATTCGTAGGAATCCATTGTGACCATTCTACGAGAATGGGGGGTGTCCGTTTACTTCAACATGAGACGCTACTTCATGCCCGCCTTTCGGCTGCCCTGACTTTAACCAGGGTCGAGACTATATCATCATCCGCTTGGGATGTCTGGCGCTTCCACCGCGCTTGCGGCGTACTCTCTTGCGAGATAGTCGTTGAACGTTCCCTTTCGGGCTTCGCTGCTGATTGCCCTCGACTTTACGTTAGGGGTTTCCAGCAATTCACCAGATTATCGATTATGCGTTGCCGCATATCGGTCCTGTTACCAAGACAGCGGAGTATCCGCATGTCGTGACGTCCTTTTCTGTGCGGTAGCCGAACCGACCTGGTCGAAAAACGCTTTTTCGCCCACGACTGACTCCTCACTAACAGCTCGTCTCAAAAGACTACCCTTTTGCTGCGAGAGCATCTGGATATTCGTAGAAAATTGCTGTGAAAAGGCTGTAGTTACCTGTGTACTCATACAAGCTCCTTGCCTTTAAGTTAAAATGAAGAGCTACCCACAGAATTGTGGACTCAGGGTTTATGGATTTGCGGGGGCGAAAAGCTTATCCCGACTTGGTCGCGCCGGATTGCTGCCTGGACCTTGCGGTTTGTCAGACAGTCTGCCGGCGTGAATTAGTCCTCTTCGTTAGGGTGCTTCTGCTCATGCGCTTCAAGCACCTGCCTGACGTAGCTGTCATGCTGCGGATGGCGCTGGTCCCAATAGGGGCCGTCCTCGCGCATCAATTCCTGCAGTTTCTGATCGGCTTCGCCTGGCGTGATGGCACCGGAGCCCTTGTCGCCGATTAATTTATCTTCCGAAACACTTTCCTGTATATAATGAGCGGCATTTATGATCGTCTTGACGAAAGCCGGATTGTTGATCAGGGGCGTGCCGTCCGCGAGACGCAGGTCCATGAGGTCTTCCGAGCCAAACTCGATGAGAAGATTGTTGCCGAGCTTCACGCGATCATCAAAGGCGTTGCCGTACTCCTTCCTCAGTTCAGCCACTGCCTCCAGCTTCGATGCCTCGACATTCTGGCTGACCGCTTCCGGGTCCGCCGCCTCAGGCATCTGTTCCATGTACCAGCCCGCAAGTGCCTTGGCCTGTCGATCAGACAAGCCTGCCTTATGGGCGACATCGGAAAACCCGTTGACAAAATCCTGATCGACCTCGGCCTCGCCGAAATCATATTCGTACCCTGTCGCGGCATCGGGCCGTCCCAGTTTTCCGTAGACCTCGGACCAGTCGTCGTCGGTTGCCCACTTGCCGGGGATGGGAATCTTTTCCGCACCGACCATTGACTGGGCGTGGATCATGGTCTTTGCCAGGGCGCCAACGTCTGTAATATTCTGTAACGACTGGTGATCCCTGAGATCATCGGGCAACTGGTCGCGCCAGCTGCTGTCCGTTGCTGGTGTTTCAGTTGTAGGTGTGTCTGCATTCATTATCACAGACGGTGCTGCCGGTTCTTCGCCCGACACCGCTACCTGTTCGTCAGCCACTAGACATTCTCCTCTTCAGTTGTTCTGGGTTCCTTCAGCATGTTCTGCATAAACAGGATTACGCTCCGCTGGCCGTCGCGGAACGCGGTTTCATGGGGGTCACCACTGGTAAACACCGGGGCGCGGATATGAAACCGCAGCTCCAGGTCTTCCATGATCACCTCGCCGTCACTGCTCTCCAGTATAAATCTGTACGCCGCCCGTAAGTCTTCCGGCGTCATGCGGCAACGCCCGGAACCATTTCCGCAGCTGCAGCCATCGACTGATCGACTTCATTG